AGTAAGATCTACTGGAGGCGTGGCAGGACCATCATTTGGATTGCTGGTATACCTTTGTCGCCCCAGTAACTGATCCTTGAGCGCTTCTACTGGGTCCGTGCCATAGCGAGACGGGTTATAGCTTTCGCCCCACCCACTGGTAGTACTATCAATAGCAGCTTGCATCTCAGCCACTTTATCAGGATGCGCTGCAATGTATTTGTTAGCAGCATCCTCCAAGACGCGATTAGAAAACTCGCGCATCTTGGTATGATAGTAGTCATACCTACCAGGAGCTGCATAGTCGCTCTCAGTGGCATCAGTGATACCATTAGCTGAGGTTGTAGCCATACTGTTCTACCTTATCTCTTAAACGGATCACGGCTGAATGGTGCAACTGGGCCAAGTCTAGGCGCAGCTCCACGCAAAGCAGAACTAACCATTTGTGGGTTATTGATTGGTGCTTGCAACGGTGCTTGTGGTGATGGTGTACCTGGAGCTACTTGTCCTTGTTGCGGAGCTACACCAGGTGTTTGCAAAGGTAATTGTTGGGGCTGTTGTGGCATACCAGGATTTCGGAAGCGACCTTGCACAGGCATATGCTGTAGGCGACCCCTATTACCTTGCGCTTGAGCTAATTGCTGCAAGTGCGTAAGCAACTGCGGCCCCATTCCACCTTGCGGATTTACACCACTAGACTGCCAGTTGGCTAAATCCTGCGCTTGCAGCTGCGCCTCATACGAACCCGGAGCATACGTTGCAGTAGCTCTAGGATCTTGCTGCCAAGCATCTTGATGCTGCTGCGTCCACCATTGATTTGGGGTCCAAGAATCATAAATACTCATAGCAATCCTCCTTGAATGTGACTATAATCAGTGCTAACCCAAAGTACCTCGCCATTAGCTCGAAGACTAATACAAATTGATGCCGCAACACCTAGCCCATTTGCTTGGCTCCAAGTACGCTGATTAGACGTACCCCCGTACCAAGTATCAATCCCCCAAATAGCTGAATCCCACACATTACCAGTTTGTATTGCTACGCTATCTGGCGGTACTATAACGCTTACTTCAAAGTCATACTGGATTGCTGTGTTATAGATGACGGGGGTAGCCACAACAAGGTTGGGTCTATACATACCGACTTGCTTTTGGGTTCCAAGTGAACCCATGTAGCTATATGCTTGTTGTACTACAGCTGTAATACTAGTACCACCATCACCAGAAAGTGGCACATTATCTACGTTGCCTTCCCATGCAAGTAGTACGCGCCCTTTGAAGTCTCCAAAATAGAGACTGCTATCATAGGTACACCAAACAGCCGCATCCATATTAGAAAATTGTGTCCAAGCATCAATAATCTGATTTGATGCAATTTGCATGTTACCACCATCTACAAGCGTGGGCACATTACAAATAAGCATGTTAATCTTTGGTACGTAAATCAATTGCCAGTACGAAAGATCCGCATAGGTACTAACTAACTCTGAAATGAGGAACTGAATCTTATTGCTCTTGAACGCAGAATCAACGTCTTTAGCTTTGGACGCATTAAGCAAATCAGCTAAAGAAACAATTCCTTGTTGCGTGAGTATAAATAAGTCGCCCCCAACTTTGCAAAAACTACGCATTCCTGCTACAGGAGCTCCTACATAGAATATTCCTGTTAAAGCCCATGTAGAAGCATTATCTGGATCAGTGCCACTATAAACTACAACCTGGCCCTCAGAAGATACAGCTACAAACAAGTCACGTGTACCGCTATAGTCATTTATGGTCCAAGTAGCTACGTAGAGAATATAACCACCACGTGAAAAACTAGCACCAAAATCAAAGGCATTCCATGTACCGTATATTGCATCTGTGGGGAGGTAATACGCGATAGCAGAATTGATCTTTACCGCCCAAAGTCTATGCTGATGAACAGTAAGATGCATAGCATCTTTAGGATCTAGTACAGCCCAAGTATACGCCGTTACACCATCCCCTGCAGTTAGACGATGAATACCAGATTCATCGTAGCAAATACCATTATCCAAACCATTAACCGCAATAAGATGCGACCCTGCAGAATTAACGATACTTGTAGAACACCAAAAAGCACTGTTCAAACCTGTAACTATAGGCGCGCCTATAACGCCGCGCGTAGAAGCATCGTATACATCTTCACCAGCCCATGCAAGTAGTTTCTCTGTCCCATTTACACTAACCCAAGTAGCTAGCGTTGAGACAGTATCTCCAAGACCTGTAGACCACTCTTGGTACCCGTGGCGCATAGTAAGACCATAGGGCTGCGGCCACCAATTGTTTAGCACAATGGCATCAGATTCTGGCATAGCAGACAAAGAATCTCTAACATTCAAGCCCCCTATAGGCGCTTGAACTGTAGTGATTCTATGCGCTTGATCGCTAGGTTTTTGGAAGAACATTATCCGTACACATTCCAAGAGCCATCGGGCACAGACCAAGGACCAAGGTACTGGTTTGTGATCTTAGGTGCTAGCGAAAGAATCTTTGCACCTACGTCCTTACCTGTGAGTGCATTAAAGACGCGTAAGAAGTCAGCATTGACCCCAGCAGTATTAAAACCTTTAAGTTCATAGAATTTGAACTTAACAAATTTCACAAGCATCCAAGGATCATACAAAAGGACATCATTGTCCCTAGTAATCATATCTGCAAGAACCGGTTCTGCAGTATTGGTTACCCAGTACTTTGTAATATACTCCATAGCAAGCTTATAGGTAGTAGTACCTTGCGGTACAGGCCAAAGCTTAAACTTGTTATCTTGTATACGATACCGCATACGGGGGAGCTGTGCTACAAGAGCGCCTTTGAGCCAGGACCATTCCTGTGCAGACTTTGGACCAAGGAGTGGCCACCGGTTTGAGCGATCCCACTGAGTTTGGTCAATAAAGTAGGCGTAATCCTCTGGTAGATCATAGTCTGCGGTAGCGAATGAGGTAGTGAATGCCCATTCCTTAGCAAACGTATCCCAGGGATAGTATAGCAGCAGTTCATTGCCTGCAGCATTCAAAAGAGACAACAATTGGAGGGATTGGACGTCAGTTAGTCCTGTAATAGACGAAGGACGGGGGAGCCCGAGCTCTCCTGAGACTTGATTCAAGACTGCCTGAGCAGTCCAATACCTACTAGACATAGTTTACCCCTTTGGAGGTGCTTTGCTTTCTTGCTCAGCCTTTTTAGCTGCTAACATGGCCTCGACCATAGCGCGGAGCTCACTGATTTCTTGATCACGCTTTTCAAGCTCAGCTTGGAGCATAAGTGCTGGCGCAGCATCTTTAGCTGCAGCAAGATATGCTTGTGCGCGTTGCTTAAGTGCATGGTGCCCCATGAACTTTTGTGAGATATTATCGGGCATGCCTACAAGTTGCTCAACTGTTTTGCAACCTACAGCATTGAATTCTGCAATTTGGGCAAGTGACATCCAAGGTACTTGAGATAGCGGGGTGCCACTGACACCTTGATCTTGATTAGCTTTGTACCGCGCCCATTGCTGCGGGAAACGTTGCGGATACTCACTACCAGGTTTTACCTTAGCTACGAACGAATCACGTGAACCAGGCTCAATGATGGTAATATGGTCATACTCATCAAATATGGGGCGGCCCGCTTCAATGGACTTGCCTTCATTCTTAACGGCTTCTTTGTGAAATGTAACAAAGAGTTTCTTATCAGCTTCAGAAATGCTCTGAGCTTCTTGCCATTGCGTTGGGAATTCTAGTACATCGGTGGACACAGCTGTGTTCCTTTCAGGTTAGGGGAGGGGAGTTGTCTTTGAACTTTGAACTTTATTACCAACAAACTACAACATTACGATAGTCGGTTTCCGAGAGATTGGCGCCGGCTTCATCCACTCCGAAATCTAGTCTGGTGATCGATTGTGGAACTACAGAGCCGTAGTTAATACTTCCCACAAGGGATTCGTCTCTTGTATCTATAACTCTACCGTAACTACCAGAACCAGTTTTCAAAAGCACTTCACCCCTATACCAAATGCTTGTGGATAGTGCTCCAATAAAACTATCATTCGAGTTTAGATTAAATAGCGCTCTTCCTACCCCACCGTCCATCGCAGGCTCTCTACGAGGATTAAAGTGCATTACCTGGGTTGTACCATTCCGTAGCATAATAATGCCACCGTCATTTGGATTTTTTGATCGTAACTTGAACTCAAATGTCCAGGCTGTAAATGAATGGGACCCAATAGATCGGTAGATATAGGAGTTGTTATTTGAAGAATTTGTTATTGTTGATGATAGAACTCCACTGGCCGTAGAGAAGGGATTAGTATTCCCAGTGTAGACGGAATAATCATTTATCCCATTGTCGAAGAATTCATAGAAACACCCATGATCGTCGTTAAAACGGTTGACGTAGATAATCACGGAGACGTTCCGATCATTTCAATCTTCAACCCCGCACCAGCAATAGTACTCCCAATTGCATCTACAATGACCGTCATTTCTGAGTTATCTGCTATAGACGGGTGACTAATAACAGCAGGAGTTACTGCGCCTACAGTAGTTTTAGACGACGCTGTGAAAGTGGGTTTAGTAGAGAAAACTGAAGTCCCATCATCTTTCAAGTCAAAAGCAAACAATGTAGCGCCAGTGGCTGCAGTAGTTAGGCTTCCACGAACCTCTGAGAGTGTCATTGGACGGGTCATGCGGAACGTGACCTTTGTCCCAGTTGTCAGTAATGTAGTCTCATCTGAACAAGTTACTATAAAGTCGTATGGCTCAATGTCTAAATTACCATCAATTCCTATAATCCCCCAAGTAGTATCATCAAGTTTTCGTAACGTGACATACTTGCTTATTGCAAATGATACTACTGGTGCATTTATTATGCTTGCTGTAATACCCGCAGCAATCGCATTGCCGAGAATACCGAAAATCGATGTGGGGAGGCGTGCTGTGATCCCTGCTGCTACTGCATTACCTACAATAGCATTTATAGTAGTTACTGCACCAGCGCCAACTGTAACACTTGCAGTAGTGCCATCTGCTACTGCATTTCCAAGAGTCGTGAGAAGGTTAACCTTTTGGTTAACTATTGCAGTAGTGCCATCTGCTACTGCATTTCCAAGAGTCGTGAGAAGATTAAGCTTCTGGTTAACTACTGCAGTAGTGCCATCTGCTACTGCATTTCCAAGAGTCGTGAGAAGGTTAACCTTCTGGTTAACTACCGCAGTAGTACCCGCCGCTACTGCGTTTCCGAGAGTCGTGAGAAGGTTAAGCTTTTGGTTAACTACTGTAGTAGTACCATCTGCTACTGCATTTCCAAGAGTCGTGAGAAGATTAAGCTTCTGGTTAACTACTGCAGTAGTACCAGCTGCTACTGCATTTCCGAGAGTCGTGTTGATGGTAGTTGCGGTACCACCACTAACTGTTACACTTGCAGTAGTCCCATCTGCTACTGCGTTTCCAAGAGTCGTGAGAAGGTTAACCTTCTGGTTAACTACTGCTGTTGTACCACTAGCAACGACGTTGCCAAGAGTCGTTAGAACTACTACTTGATTATTGATTACTGCAGTAGTACCAGCCGCTACTGCATCGCCTACTATTCCTGTGACTGTAGTACCACCCGCAGCTGCAACCGTCTCATTGACGAACCCAGTCGGAGTCGCTCGGTAAAGCGTCTTTGTCTGCTGTAGCCAACTCCGAGGCGTTGATCGAACGACGGCCATTTACGCTAGCCCGCGAATCTTTGGATCGACGTAGACCGTCAGGTCACCGGCCACGCATATCCTGGCCCGCATGTATCCGACTTCATCAGGTGTGAACGCAGCGGGCGCCGATAATTTTCCGAACCAGCTTGTAGCGTTTTCCCCAGTCCAGTCACTAGCCCCCAATGCGCCAGTTTCCTGATTCGCTGCGGCGGTCAATGGGAGCCTGCGGTCCTGCGCTATTTCAAGCCGAGGACTGTTTGCAGTGTTTCTGTAAGCGAACTCGGCCCAGATTTCGCCATCGGTATATGCTGTGGAGCTACCACTGCGGACACATTCAAGATTTGGCGTGATCGACGTTGCAATCTCTCCGTTGTACACATCGATCCAAGGGGAGTAATAAGGCTGCGACATGGATGATGTCGTCTTGCCATCCACCACCCAAGAGCAATGAAGCGTTCCATCGTAAGTCGCACCAGCATTGGCATAGATTGCCGTGCTTATCGTGGTGCTTCCGAAATAATCTTCATGGTAGAGCAACGGCCCGGTCAGTGTTCCGGCTGCGTCATAGGAGCAGTCGAACATGAAAATTTCACAGCCGCCAAGTGCCAAGGCATTTATATATGTTGCACTTGCATGGAGCAAGCAACTCGAAAACTCAAAGCACCCAGGTTGCGCTGAGCCGCTGGACACAAGCGTGGTATTACAGGCGGATAGGTTCGCTCCGCTAATCTTCACATTCGCAGAACATCGTTGCGATGTTGCATCGAAAATCAGCGTCGGGATTGTTCCAGTGGCGAAGAATGTATCTCCGCACGATTCCCATCGGACGGAACAAACCTTTATGCTGTGTGCAGTATTGGAAGCAGTAAAGGTACAGTTCTTGGTTCTGATCTCTGATTTTACCGAGGTTATATCCGTACCAAGCCATAGCTGCCCGGACGAACCCTTGGTAGCAAACGTGCAATCTTCAAAATACAACGCCGCCCCATTAGTCGTGCCTATACTGGGTGTAGTAGTTCCATCGTTTGCGGACTCAAATATCACCCCATAAAATGCACCGGTCCCTGCGATGGTGTATTCGACACCGAAAGTGACTGATGTTACTTTTGCCCCTGTCGCGTAGGTCGTGGGCGGATTATTTGTTGTGTCACTTGTGCTGATGACCTTGACCCCGGCTGCAAGGGTGTAAGTTGGATTTGTCGTGTATGTGTTCGCAGTCCCGTTGGCGAAGTAAATCGTTTCGCCTGCTGCCGCAGCGGCGGTGGCTTCCGCGAGCGTTTTATATGCAGTCGCCCAGGATGTCCCAGCGCCCGACGATCCGACTGCGGGATTCACATAGCGGTCAGTCATGTGAGCACCTGCTCGGTTTCCTCATCGGCCAATCGGTTTGCGATCTGCGTTGCGTGCAAAGCGAGGTCGGCGGCCAGGTCATATCCGAACGGGACAAAGCGCCGTAGGACATGAACCTTGCCCGTGCTGTCGGTATGAGATTCCTCGATGAAGCGAGCGAATCCCTGATCGCGGTCCTTCGTGATGGCGCTACTGACAATGCTCATAGGTCAGTCTCCGCGAGCATGGCTAGGTAGCGGTCCTTTGC